CGATGGTGTTCGACGGGGCTTTTGGTCCGAAGATACCAAGGCTGGGCAGGGACATTTACAAACGGCTCGGACGCGCTCGATTCCCTATCCAAAAACTCAGAGACCTGCAAGCAACAAAGATCGAGGGCGTCAAGGATGCTTTCGATCGCGGGGCGGCTCAGGCTAAATCGATAATGGTTCGCAAGCTTAAAGAAGCCAAACAGGACGCAAACGACATACTAGGAAGGGACAAATATGCTAATTAGAAAAAAGACCGTTTTGGGTGCAAAGATTGAATCGACCGTAGGGACAGCCGAAACCATCGCGGCGGCGGATTGCACGGTCAATGCTTATGACCTTATGATCAACCCGGAGTTTCCTTTTGAGGAACGACAGGGGCAGGGCGGTTTCGGTCGCTTGGCATCGATTCCAGGGGCCAGGATTGGCAGGGCTACATTTTCAGTCGATCTAGCCTACGATGGCTCGGCAGTTCCGGCATGGGCCAGCACTTTCCTTCCGGCTTGCGGTGTGGTTCTCTCGACGGCTACCTACTTCCCTAAAACCGAAGTTCCGGCATCGGGAAGCACGGTAAAGACCCTGACGATTGCCGGTTTCTTCGACGGGGTTCGGCGGCGGATTTATGGAGCGGTTGGCAATGCTCGATTCATCCTTCCTACCGGACGAATGGGACGGGTCGAATTCGATTTCCAAGGGGTCTACGACGACGAAGCAGACGCGGCGATTCCATCGTCGATCAACTACGTCAACACGCTACCGCTTCGCGTTGCAGGCGGTGCTACGTCTTGGGCGTCGACAAATATTTGCCTTGAGTCGGCAACGATTGACCTCGGCAACGTGATTACCGCTAGGGAATGCTCGACTTCGGCGGCCGGCGTCGATAGTTTTGTTATCACGGATCGGAATCCGCGAATCACAGGCAATCCAGAATCTAAGTTAATTGCCACTCAAAACCGATACGCTCAATTCCGCGACGGGACGGAGGCAAGCCTATCGTTTACGATCGCGGGACCAACGACCTCAACGCTTGTATTCACAATCCCCAAGGCTCAACTAGTAGCCAAGCCAATGGGCGAGCGAAACGGCATTATGACCGATCAACTCGAATGGCAAGCCAACAAAAACGTGGACACCTCAGACCAGGAATTTTCAATCGCTTTCAACCATGCAGCCTAATACATTCACAGACAAAATTGACGGGTGTGGCATCGAGTTTACCTTGAACCGCTTGAAATTCCGCAAGACCGAACAGGTCTTAGGCCTTATCAGCGATTTTAGGGAGTCGACCGAACCAAAAAAACAGATGGCAGCGATTCGCGAAGCCGTCTCGATTTGTTTGGCTGGTTGGAGTCTCGACAAGCCAATAAGCGATTGGGACGAAGAGATTGAAGTTGCCGACGCGGTTAAGCTTGTCAGTTGCTGCCTACGCGGCAATTCGGCTAGCGAAGGTGATAAAAAAAAATAAGGGCAGCCGCATTTATCCGATGCGGCGAATTATGCAAAACTTGCACTCGAAACCAATGCAACAACAAGCCGAGCAACGACCTTCCGTTGATGCTGGCCTGTCCAGGTTGCGACGAATCCGGGTGCGATGCTTGCGAGGGTCGAGGGTACTTTGAAATCAACGATTGCCCGAAGGATTACGTAGGGCATCGAGTTAGTTCGGCGGCTAACCTTGCGGCGTGGGTCTCGAAAGGGATTCTTCCAGAGGCGGGCGGGATTTACGATCAGGACGCTTGGTTTGTTTCGGTGCAAAATGCACTTGAAGCAGACGTAAACCGAATCGAAGAACAAAGGCGTAAAAATGGCTGACGTAGAAGTAACCCTCGGGGCAAAAAACGAAGCTTCGGCGGTGTTGCGTCAGTTCTCGACCGAAGTGACGCAAACGGCCCAGCAAGTCGAATTTTCGATCCGTGGCCTAGCCCAGTTGGCGGGCGTGACGGCAGCAGTAATTGGAATCGTCGAAGCGGGGCGGGCCGTTGTGGGCTTTGCATCGGCATCGGTCGCAGCGTTTGACGATCTTAACCGATCATCGATCAAGCTTGCCGAGACGGTCGCTTTAATCCCAGGGGCAGGCAAGGCGGCATCGGATGAAATGGTTAAGGTTGCCAATAGCCTTGAGCGAATGACCAACGTAGATTCGGGACGCATTCAGGATCAAATGGCTCAAGCATTGCGGCGCGGTGCTGGGGTGGGCGATATTGAGGACATGGCCGAAGCGGCTTTGGGCTTATCGCGGGTTTTCGATCGAGACTTAGCCTCTGCGATGCGGATGGTCGAGGACGCCACTAAAGGCAACTTCGAAGCGTTCAGGGGCTTGGTTCCAAATATCAACGAACTAGCCACAACGGAAGAAAAGCTAGCGGCGGTTGGTGAGTTGGCTACCAAGGGGCTAATGAATAAAGCTGACTCGGCAAAGTCGGCGTTAGAGGCTAGCGAAGCTTTGAACGTCGCTACCAAAAATCTTTACGAGTCGACTGGGGCTTTGCTTGCACCTATCCGGGATGTTGTCTATCGGGGATTAGTTGTTGCCTTCGAGTTTATCCAAAGCTCGATGATTCCGGCGATGGATGATTTTATTCAGCACGGAGAAGACTTAGCAAACGCAATGCAAGACGTAGGCAAAACGATTGCCGAAGCTTTTGTGACTGGGTTCACGGCGGCAGAGATTGCGGTATTTCGCTTCGAGGATGTTCTTGAGGTGATTTCAGCGTCGGTATTGCTTTCGGCTAACAATATCTACAACGATGTAGTGTTTGTGTTTGATGGCTTGCTAGCTAAAGCTAATTGGTTCGTTGACGCATACGCAAAGCTTTTATCGGGCAGGTTTACCTTTGAGGATGTTTTGAATGAAATGCCGGCTTTTGGGGAGCGGGCGGTAACCGAAACCGAAAAGAGCTTGCAAGCCATTCTTGATGAATCGGTCGGCGGGCTTACCGAAGATTTCGACTCGAAGATCCGAGAACGGCTAGCGGCATTGCAAGACGCGATGAAGCTAGAAATCGGCATTGATCTAAAGCCAAGGGCAGGGGCCGCTAGTGCGTTGCAAGATCAGATCCGATCGCTAACCGCTTTCGAGTCGCGGGTGCTTGTGCGGGGCCAGACGGATAGCCCGATCGATAAGCTAGTCAAGAACACGGCAGAGGCTAGCAAGCTACTTTCGAGCATCGACGGAACGCTAAAGAGCCCGACGGAATCCCCCAAGGAACAATTCCAACTCCAGGAGATTCGCTAGATGCTCAACGACAAAATCTACAGCGTTGATCTTATGTGGTCCGGGCTCGGCGGCGATATTTCCATTACCGACAACTTTCGGCGGGCCGATGCGCGTTTACAAAAGGTATATCAAGTATTTACAACCCCCGACGCTTCCTTAAACGACGTTTTGCAGGCCCCTGGAATCCCGGCGGCTGGATCGTCATTTGGCAATGGGTTTGATTTTGTATTCGCAGTTCAAGCAAGCCCGAAGAGGCAAAGCCCCGTCTACTGGATCGTCACAGTACCCTATGAGGGCGAAGTGTCCTTCGGCTCGGGCGGTCCGCAGGGCAACCAAAACAACGGCGTGCAGAGCCCATTGCTAGCCCCAGCGATTATCGATTTTGACGACGTAGAAGAGGAGCTAGAAATCGATGAGGATTTCGACGGCAATCCTTTGGTGACAGCCAACGGCGAACCAGTCAACGGAATCCGGCGTAAGTTCGCCGACCAAACGGTTACAATTCAAAAGAACATGCTGGCCTTTTCTAGCTACGTTCAGGGGCGGTACAGGCATTCGGTCAACTCCGATACTTTCCTCACGTGGCCAGCGGGTACGGCGAAAATGCAAAAGCTCCGAGCCAAAGCGGTTGCATCCCCCGAAACTCCATTCGGCGGCTACTACCAAGTTACGGCCGTAATTCAATTTCGCTACCCTTACCGAACCACACCGGAAAAGGCTTGGTATTCACGATCAAGGCACGAAGGGTACTATAAGCGGGTTGAACTACCAGGGCCTCCGGTAAACGGCGTTCAGCCTACGGCAATCGTCCGGGCCACCAGAGCAGGCGAACCAACAGCCAAGCCGGTATTGCTCGACGAAAAAGGATACCAGCTACCCGACGTAGACCCTCCGGCGCAACAAACAGCGTTTTGGCAGGAAAAAAAGCTTTACGAACCACTGAGTTACAACGCACTAGGACTTCTACCATAAGGCCAAAGAAATGAGCACGATCACAAACGTCATTCTCCAGATTCCTGATCGATCACTGACGAATAACGACATCGCAGGCAATGCGAATATCGAACCATCAAAGCTAGGGCAAAAAGTCCTTGCCGAATACGTGGTCCCCATCGAGGCATTTAAGACATGGGATGCAGTTGCAAGCAATCTGCCCGCATCGGCAGCGAGCGACGATCTAGGGCTAGTTACAGGCACTTGGTTGACCAATCCTGTAAGGATCACGGCAGGCGATTGCAAAAACCTAGGGGCCACAACCCGAAGGGCCTATTTTTCAATTCCGATACCGCCGAATTACGATGACGGCGAAACGATTCAAGTCCGCATTCGGGCAGCGATGGAGACTACCCTAGCCTCGACGGCTTGCACGGTCGATTTAGAATCCGTGGTAGGGTCAAGCGGGACGCCAACAGCGGATTTGGTAACTACGGCAGCTCAGTCGATGAATAGCCTCACAGCGGCCAATTTTGACTTCACGATCAACGCGGCCAACGTGGACCCAGGGCAGTTGCTCGAATGCCGCTTGTCGATTTCGTGCAATGACACCGCGACGGCAACGGCGGTAACCCCGGCGATCTACAAAGTATCGTTACTCGCAGATACTAGGGGCTAAGCGTGACTCAAAAGGATATCGGGTATTACAGTCCAGCCCTTGCGAAACGAATTCGCGATAATTCGTTCGCATGGGAACGCGAAAGGGCGACAAAGCCGGTCGAGATTCGGCAATCGACCCCTGACCCGATTTACTTTTACAACGCATCAACCGAAACAATTCCGGCTTACGGTTGCATACAGAAAGTCGGCATGGAAACCATCGACGGGCAGTCGGTTGTCAAGGTCGATCGGCCAATCGATTACACCGCTTCGGTAATGGGTCCGTTTTTGCTCAACGGCCCGGCGGAAGTTGCGAGTAAAGGTCTCGGCACGGCTCAATGGGGCCCAATCTTTCGAGCCAAGAAAGACTCAGCAACCTACTCGACCGGAACGCGAATGGGGCCGGTTGAATCGTCGTTTAACCTGTCGAAAGGGTGCCTTTTTACGTTCATCGGCAACGATGAGCAATCCGACGATTTGATAAAGGTGATTGCTTGCGAAACGCCATTGCTAGCGATCGTTGGGGCCTCTGGCATCGCGGGCAATAGCAGCGGGACCGTGACAGCCAAGCAACCCGCAAGCGGCAACTGGACA